TGTAAGGGCGTGTTAATTTCTTTTATCATGTTATTTATTTTTTGTAGTTATAAAATCCATCCTAAAATCCATCCAATCTATTAAAAAATCCAATTCAGTTGCTGAAATATCTCTATCATCATACAAGGCAAAAAAGCAGTCCTTTATAGTCATTTCAGGAAATTCATTTTGCCACTCTTTAGCTAATCTTAATACCTCGAATCTTCTTTCTTTTATCATAGCTTTAAAAGGTTTTGTTCAATTATTTCTAAATTAATTTCTATGTATTCTGATTTTGAATAATTTCTCGCATCACTTTCAACTAGTTCCTCACCCTCAATAGTTTGGTTGTGTTTTTCAGCGTGTCGAATACATTCAATAGAGTACAATATCTCTTCTCCATGTTCGCCCAATTTCATTGCTTGTATTATTGTCATAATATTAGTATTTTGTTTCAATTATATTAGTTAAATCAATTTCTATGCATGTAAGCTCATATAAGGCACAAAAAGCCGCTTGAGATACATCAGTACATTCAATGCCTAAATCATTATTAGCAGCGTCAAAACTAGTAAACTGTAAAGCTTTAATTATATCAAAACTTTCATTATAATAAATTACGGCATTATCTAAACTTTCATTTATATAAGTTTCAAGGCTTTCATAGGTTTCATCTTCTGAACTGCCTGAAAGACTAAGTTTTAAACATTCGTTTGTTAGTTCCTCTTTTAGTTCCTCTATAAATCTATATTTGTTAAACATAATATTTTTTTTATTGGTTAGTAATTGGTTAATACTTTTTATACTCCCGCTTCAATCAACGCCCTGCCCAAGTGATAGAGAATGTAAATAAAGAATAAAATGCAAAAGGGAATTGTTAATTTGTCGCTTAATACTTCAATTGTTTTTTTCATAGTGTTGTTTTTTAGTTTGTTTGTTTGTTCAAATGTAGTACTATTTTTCCAACTGACAAATAAAATGCGGTTTATTTCTTTTTATTTCGTTGTTTATAATCATTCTAAATAGTTAGTTTATACCTTAATATATATACACTATAAAAACTGCATCAATTTAACCATTACAAAGAAACTTTTTATTTCGGCAAATAACCCTAAAAATATACTATGCATGCATAATGTATTTTATAGACACAAAAAAATACCCTATTGAATTCACAAAGGGGTATTGAATTGACAGGGGGGTATTGAATTGAAACCCCTATTAGATTCACATCTCTACTAGTAGTCTTCGTCTAGCTTATCTTCTAATTCGTAAAACCATTTCTTATGCTCTGGTAGCTCTATTTGTCCATCGTCAAGTAAACCCTCAAGATTCCTTATATGATGCGTTACAAGGCTTCCTAGTAGGCTTATTTCACGCTCTGTTAACCTTATTGGATGCAAGGTGTCTCCATTACCATCTATTGTTATTCTCATAATCCGTTATTTTGTTTTATATATTTATTACCATGAACCTTCTTCTCAGTAAGTACAGAGAAAGGATATCCTGTAATTGGATTGACTAGGTAGTTCCAAAACTCTGAAGGAAACTCTTGTCCATCTTCTAACTTCTTTAGCTCAGTTCTTCTCGACATTATTAGTTTGGGTTTATTATTTCTATTGAATCTGTTGGAACAGTAACTAACATCTTATCTTCATTAAAGTAAGTTGTAGTGTTATCTTTCCATGTAAATATTAGCTCTGAATTTACTCTTTTTCTTTTTGTCATGATTATAGTTATACTTTGTTTTTTGATATAAATTCCTCTATTCTATTTTTAAGCATTTTATTACTTTTCATAAGCCTATCCCTAGATTCCGTAACCTCATCTAATCTTGAGATTAATTCATCTACAGTAGGCTTAGGCTCTTTATTAGAATCATTAGCTAACTTATCTCGAACCTTTTGTATAAATACACTACTCAGCTCTATATCTCTACCTTGCTGATAAACTTCTTCAGAATACAGCTCTTTATAATACCTTATAGTTCTGTAAGTAACTCCTAAAAGTTCAGAAGCCTGCTTCATATTAAGTGTTAATGGACTTCTATCGTAACACAATTCATTAAGTCTACGAAGCATTATCTTTTCATCTCTTTCCATATTATAACACATTAAATTCATATTTCTTTCCTTCTATTCTAATCCAGTTAAGCCTATCTGTCTTAATGGTCTTATAAGCACCTTTACTAATTAGATTGCCATCTGAATCGTATTTAACAGCATTCATATCCCACACTATAATATTATGTGCTTTACGTCTATCATACTTTAAACCAACCCCTTTAAGGTTCTTCTGCACACCCACTCTGCAATTCATAACTCTTTCTGTTCCATCAGCTTTAGTAAAGTTAGCTGAAAAGATTTTACCTGAAGATACTAGGCTGTCGATAATTCTAAATACTACGTTGTCATTTTTCATTTGTATATTGTTTTAATGTTTATGACTGCAATCTATAAATAAATTCTGACATGTGCAAATAGAATACAAAAAAAAATCCCCCTAGCAAATGAAAACTAGAGGGACTCGCATTATTAACTAAACAAACTTTATGAATAATCAAATATAATAATAATTTCTGAATAATCCTACTTAACTACATAAGTTCCTTTAGGATTTGTTCTAAGTAGCAGATACTCAATAGCATATCTCATTGAATCAACACCATGATTATAAGCATCTCTAGGTTTTACACCTCTAACATCCCATACATAGTTATTAAATTCTTTGACTAAGTTCTCTCCCTGTAGCATTATATTATAATCTTGCATAAGAGATATGCCTGCAATAATACTACCCTTCTTCTTTACTGTAGGAGTTACATTAAGCCCTCTAGTATTAAGCTCGGATATAAGTCTAGGCTCAGAATTATCACATACTATAAGACTCTTACCTGCATGCCTAACACATAAATCATATATATTAGAAGTAACTAATCCTTTCTTATAGAAATGTTCTTTAACCCATATAGTCTTACGAATCTTATCTATAGATACCTCAGTAAGAACAGACTCATCTCTGCTAAATCCTATATCTAAACCAAAACAAGTTAATTGCATCTCACTATTAAATTGTCCTATTTGCCAATGATTAAATACAGTTCCTTCTGCCCGTTGCAACCAACCACCCATTATCTGATGCTTATACTTATCTGGTCTACGAACCTTCATCTCTTCAATCTGTCTAACGAAAGACTCTGATAGATTTTCAATGTTATCTAAGTAAGTAGTATGTATATAAGTTACACCATTCTTAGTGCCATTAAACCCATCAGGAATACCTCTATTCTGAAAGAACCTCTGGTATATCCAATGCTCTTTAGTAGTAGGATTCAGGACTAATAAACATCTGTTATTGGCATCCCTAGAACGTATAGAGAAATCTATCTTATCAAAGCTCTCCTCATCCATAAGCTCTTCCGCTTCATCAAGTACAAATGTATTGACACCACTAATAGATTTAAGCTTTGCAGTCTGGTCTCCAGAAGCTGTCTTAATACCACTAAAGTATATTGAACTGTTTGTTGCTTTATTGATTATGTCAACCTTAGTTACATCAAAGTTACCGTTAACACCCATAAGCTCTAGCTTCTCCAAGAACTCAGGTATAATAGACATACCTGCAGAACTCATAGTATAACGAGTAAATAAAATTCTATTATCTATAGCATACGTTAGAAGTGCTAAGAATACCGTTACAGCAAATGATTTACCAGAACCCCTTCCTCCCGTAATAACAAAGTACCTGCTATCGGAGTTAAATAAGGGCTGATACTTAGGATGTAACTCTACGCTATTCATTAACTTTATATTTATAAAGTATATCTTTTTTAATTAGATAAGCCTCTTTACTTTTAACATCTCCTTTTCCTATAAAATTACAGCTACTTAAATCATTCAACTTTATACACCTTTTAATGGAGCTAACCTCAAACCAATTAAATTCATATCCATCATATATTACCCAATATTTTGCTTTTGTTGTAGACAAAGCCGATGGCTTATTATCGAAATTAACCTCTATTACTATATTCCCTGTGTATTTGCTTTTTTCATCAGACTTAACCTCTACACCAATACCTAGTTCTGGAATAAAAATATCCCATTCCTTGAAATATCCGTCCTGAATAAAAGACTTAGGATACTTCTTCTTAATAAGGGATAGAACTTTATTTTCAACCTGCTTACCTCTAGCTAAGTCCCTGTGGAATGTTTGCTTAATCAACCTCTTCTGAATCTATTACTTCTATCTGAGCATCTTCAACCTCAGCTTTCTTTTCTGCCTGAGTCTCTATATAAGACTCGAGTTCTTTTATTGTGGTTAAGCAGTATGCAACTGCACTTTCTAGGACGTTAATCCTATTCCTCATCTCTATTAAGCTCGATTCTTTCATTCTCTGGTGTTATATCTATTGTTTTAGGTTTTGCGAAATCAATCACAGGTATATTTATTTTTGTATCTATCTCTATCTTCTGTTGTTCTTTCGGTCTACCATATCTATACTCTAGTAGCCATTTCATGTGCTGAGTAGAACCTCCCTTAGCTAACTTAGCTATCTCTATCCAAGCCTTCTCCTCACTACCAAATGCTTTCTTCATAGCAGCTAAGGTCATGCGATTCATATCCTTCTCCTTAGCCTTACGAGGTCTACCTTGTCCTCTGGAAACTCCTTTTACAGCTCCGTTATTTTTACGACCATCTGGCTTCTTTTCCTCTTCCATATTATTCACTTAGCATTAGCATTATCAATATCATACTTCCAAATACATAAAACATAATTTTATTTTTTTAGGTTAACCAAGTATTTAGTCTTCTTATTTCAGCATTCTTTTTATCTAGAACACTTCTAAGCTGGCTAATCTCATCACTTAAAGCTATATTCCTAGCTCTAAATAATTCATGAAAATCAACAGGCTCTATATCCTCCTGTTTAATCTCAGGTATTAACTGCTCTATAGAATGCAATTTCTCCAGCTCCTTAGAATACTGAAATACTGCAAACTCCCAAGCAGCATGAGTCTTTAGTGAGTGTATAGCAGTAGCATGATTTCTATTAAGATGCCCTGCTATTCTTTCATAGCTAGCACTTGTGTATTTCCTAGATAAATAGTAGTACATAACTCTAGCAGTTACAATTTCTTTCTTTCTACTTTTAACTGATATGTCTTTAATCTTAGTCTCAATCTCTACTAATTCTTTTATCTTCCTTAACATCTTTTGTTTTTTTATAGTCAATGTAAGCCTCAGCTAAACCTTGACAACATTCATAATTTTCCTCTTGTTCGTAGTAGTATCTCAATATAGATAAATCATTCTCTGAAATTATACCTACAGTAAGAGACATTAAAATATCAGTATAACATTCCTCCTTAGTCAAATAGCTCATGTTATATCACGTCTTCTATATAGTATGGTTCAAACTTAGTTTTACCTCCTATTATTTCTTTATAGTTAGCAATACCTTTATCAACTATTTCTTTTCCACTAAGATAAAACTCTTTAGATATAGTATAAAAACCAAAATCGCCAGTAGTCTTGTCTATAGCTATAAATGCCCAGTTCTTATAGTCAATGCCAAATAGTTGACAGTAGATATATACTTGAGCTGCATAACCGAATTTCCTGGCATCATGTTTAAACCATTTCAAATTGGCAGTAGTTTTTAAATCTACAATAAAATCATCTCCTAATATATCAGCCTTCGCTCTAAAACAAACACCATCTATATCTCCTACAGCAGCAACTTCTGGAGTACTGTTCTTTAACAGGTCAGAAATTCTAGAGCAAGACATAAAGTTCTCAGCCAATTCTTCAACCTTATCTTTATCTTTCTTTAGGAATACTCTACCATGCTCTTCTACAGCTGCTTTCCATTCTTTGCCTACTCTTTTATCTATATCTAAAAACACCTGCTTCTCATAAACATGAGGCTCTAGTATATACCAGTGAAATAGAGAACCAAAGTCAAATGCAGTATTCTGCTTTTGTGGTTCTTTTGATTCTTCTGATAACAGAGAAACGTATTTATTAGGATTTCTTGATAATCCCTTTATAGAGGAAGAGGATAGATATAACTTTCCTTCTGAGCCAAAGTAGAAGTTATCATCCTCCATTTGCTTTAACAATTTCTTCTCACTCCAAGCTGTACCGTCTAATGTAAATATCATTTATCTTTTTTTTGATTCTTCCCATTCCTGTTCCATCCAATGCAATTGAACTCTAGCATCTTCACCTATAAGATTCTCAAACTCTAACTTCTCATATAACTCTCTTGACTTTCCCATAGCTACATATTTTTAAGTAAGTACTTGATTACGTTTTCAACTTTATCTAATATCCAAGATAAAGGTGTTTCTACAATTAAATAGATTACCATTAAAATTGTTTCTAATAAATAGAAGAATCCGAGTAGGAGCAATGCACTGCTTAGTTTAAGGAGTTTTAATCCTGTCTTTATTATTTTCATTTGTCTATGTTTTTAACAAATATAGACATTTTTTCTTAATAACTACTGTTTAGGGTCGAAATTTTTACTCCAAGCCATTTGACATACCGAATAACGGTCATCCCTATTAGGATAATCAGTAATAATCTTAGCATTATTCATACATCTTCTGTTGAAGTCTTTTTGTTCTTCGTACTTCTTTGGCTGCATTTTGATTGGCATAGTTTATTTTTTTAGTAAATGTTTAAGTTTCTGCAGATAAAGAGTAGCATCCATAAGCTCCTCCTGTAAATGCTGAATGAACTCTAAGGTATCTTGAGTACTGTTCTCTAACGTAGTCCCATACTTATTAATACCTACTTGACTTCTTTCTTCATATAGCTGTTTAACTTCCTGCACAACAATATCTGTTTCTAAATTAACCTGCATTGGGTCTTCTGTTGTGTTGCGTGTCCATCTCTGGTTCTCAAAATACTTAGTAACGCTATCGCTCATATCTTAAAATTGACATTTCTTATTATTATATACTACCCCTATTCTATTCAAGAATGCAACTATAGGCTCTTCACCATACTCATAGTTTCTCCAAGTCTTATCTACATATATTCTAGTAACAAAACATTCTTTAAGAGGTATGTCGGTGTCTTCATCGTTATGCTCATGCTCTACCTTTAAAACAATACCTCCATCTCCCCATCTATCTGCAATGCGTGTAAGTAAATACTCTTGCCCTTTAGGTATTCGATTATATCTTCTCTTAACTTCACCTAGAATTAGAACCTTGTTACTAAATTCAAATACGAAGTCTATGTCGCTAGGGTGAATCTTTCCGTTTTCTATGCCAGTAAAATCTACCGCTTGCACTACTAGCTTACTATTCCTAATTAAACTCATCTTATTTATTTTCTTTTATATATTCAGTATGAATAACCTTCAACTTTGATTGAACTCCGCTAAGGAAGCATGGTGTGCAGTTAGTGGTAATTGTGTTTTCATTGAATACTCTATTATTTATAGAGACTAGCATCTTCTGTTGCTCAGTAGTAACTGAATTTCTTTTTATAGAAAACCACTCATCTAAATAAGCAAACTCATCTTCAGTCAAGCAATTAGGCTTCTTATAAGGAAAGAGCTTGTTTAAGGTATCTTTACGAGCATCACAGCCACAGTCCTCACCAAGCATCCACTTAGCGATTTTAGCCACTCCTGTAGCCTCTAAGACAGCTTCTACAGTGTCTCCTAATCCTTTAGCTTTAGTTGTGCTTTTCTTTCTTGATTTTGCTTTTGACGTACTTTTGGTACTCTTTTTGGGTTTCCTTACGGACTTTTTCTTTTCCATTCTTTAGTGTATTAAATATTGAACTTAAACTTATTTTAGTAGCTGATGATATTCCCCTCATGCTCATAAGGTCTTTGAAGTGTATATTCCAAAGCTTCTTATCATACCAATACCAATTATCTACAATTCCATCTATCTTTTCAAACAGCTCTTTATGTGCCTCTTCATAATCAAAATCTATAACAGAAGCAAACTGTTCTGAAGCATTTTCAATATCAAAGTCTATTTTATAAACATGTTGTTTAGATAGGAATAAATTTCTAAGCGTTACATAAACATAATATGTATTAACCTCTTTCTCATTGTACATAATCTTTTCGGCATCATCAACATATTTTACTATTCGCACATACATTAATTGCACTAATTCATTAGCTTCTCCCCAACTACAACCAAAAGACAATGCCATATTTAACCAGTCTCTATGCTTCTCTCCAAGTCTCTCTATTAAACTTCTTTCCATATAGTAAAGGTTACACCTATTATCCCAAGAGTCAATTGGATTGCGTGTTCCTTTACTTCTTCAATACTTTCCGTAGCTCCATCCATATCTGAGTTCCAATAACTGAAACCAAATACTAAACCATAAATAGGGTAAACTGATACATACATATTATTATTCTTTAAAATTAGTTATTTCTACATCTATTCTTGAATCGGCTCTATCAATGCCACCAAACGTAGAAGTAATCTTTACTACAGTTTCTGTATCATCAGTACTTATAAAACCTAATTCTACTAAGGCATCCTGCAGGAATTTATCTACTACAGATATTACATTCATT